TCAGATAGATGTCGAGGGCGTGTTAAGTAAAAACATTACTTTTGCTGGAGATGCTAATGCTAATGAACAATCATCTTCTGCATTTAACATAGAGAAAAATTTACAAGAAATGCCTGTTTTTGGTGATACAGGTGTGTCTGTAAGCAGAACAGGAACAGCCGCATACACTATTACTATTTCTGGTGAGTCTACAAAAGAATTTGAATTGTTTTCTGGTTTTGCAACTTCAGACAGTGGCGGTACTGCTAACCAAATAGCTTTTGCTTTAGTTACGCAAGGAGTGGCTAGAAAAGAAGACGTATGGTCTTCAACTAGAGGATACCCTAAGACAGCCGCATTCTATGCAGGAAGGTTATGGTTAGGTGGTACAAAGTCTAAGCTACAGAGTTTGTTTGCATCTAGGTCTGGATCGTTCTTTGATTTCTACACAGAAGAAGGTGATGATGACGAGGGTATCTTTACAACAATATCCTCAAGACAGCTAACAGAGATTATCGACATTAACCCTGATCGTGGCCTACAGGTGTTTACAGCAGGGGCAGAGTTTATTGTTAAGGGTAATACTCCGTCTGACATTACTATTGAAGCGCAAACACAGCATGGAGCATCTTTCTTAGAGGTTAAGTCAGTAGATGGTGCAACATTATTTGTAGACCAAAACGGTAGAACACTACGATCTTATCTGTATAACTACAATGAAGATGCTTATAACAGTACAGACATCTCTGTGTTGTCCTCACAGCTTATTGATAATCCAGTAGACTTAGGATCTTTAACAGGATCATTGTCTGAAGATGCTAACTGGGTATTTATTGTAAACCAAGATGGCACTTCTAGTATTTTAAATACGCTTAGATCACAAGACATTAATGGTTTTACTAAGTGGATTAATGGAGATACTAACTCTGCATACCCTCTCAAGACTGTATCGGTATCTGTTGTTAACAATGATTTATTCTTAGTAAACAAAAGAACAACTGACACTACTACTACTTACACAATAGAAAAGTGGGACTTTGACTACCTAATGGACTCATCTGTTAGACTTGAAACCAGTTTAAGTATAAGTGGAAATAATTTATCTTTAGCTTCACATCATTTAGATGGAGAGACAGTTAGTGTTGTAGCAAGAGGAACAACATTAGATAACCGCGTAGTACAGGTTGACCCTGCTTCTGGATACATTATTTTAACTGATGAAGAAAAGTCATTTATCCTTGAGCAAGACCCTTCTACTGGTGTTATTGACGTAGAGGTAGGTTACAACTTTACGCCTAAGATTGTGGGTATGCCTTTGAATACTAATTCAAATAGGATTGCAGGACAAAACCAAATGCGTGAGAAGAAGATTAATCGCATGAATCTAAGAGTGTATGAAAGCTCAGGTGTGTATATTGATGGTAATCCTGTACCTATTAGACAGTTTGGTGATGCGGCTAACTCGCCATTAGATTCCAATCTTCCTAAACAAACTGGTATTATACAAGATAACAATGGCGGTAATGGATGGGGAATAGAGGTACAGCCAGAGATTACTATTCCTGAGCCTACACCGTTCCACATACAGGCTATAGAATACGAGGTAGAATCATCTTAAATCAAGTAGCAAAGCAAGATGAGATATTAAAACTACAGTCATTGATGTTACAAGGTGATACTGTAGAGTTAGAAGTAAAGCATCATTTTAGTGATGGCTTATATGCAAGAGAGCTGTTTATTCCTGCTGGCGTATGTTTAGTAGGAGCGTTACACAAGACGACTCACTTGTACATGGTAGTAAAGGGTAGATGCAAGGTGTCTAGCCAATTTGGTAACTTGGATATAGAGGCTCCGTTTATGGGAGAGACTATTCCGCAAACTAAGCGTGTTATATACGCTGAAACAGACTGTGTATGGATTACATATCACCCTACACATTTAACTGATATAGACGAGATAGAAAAGGCTTTGTTAGAGCCAGAGGATATTTAGATGACTTTTGGAATAGTGGCGGCATTAACCGCAATAGGTGGTGGAAGTGCCGCTGTAGGTGCGGCAGTAGCCGCGACAGCCGTAGGAACAGGGCTTAATGTTTACGGTCAAGTTGAATCTGGCAAAGCGCAACAAGATGCTTTAGAAGAGCAAGCTAGGCAAGAAAAGATTGCGGCTGAAGGGCGTGAACTAAAAAGACGACAAGAGTTAAGCAAAGTCCTTGCATCTAACATTGTTAGTGCGTCTATGTCTGGAGAAACAGGTGAAGGATCTACTGCTAGTCTTTCTTTAGAAACTGCTAAACAAATAGGCACAAGTGAAGCAATGATAGGATTAACTGAAAGGTTAGCCGAAGCACAAACATTAAGAAAAGCTAGAATGGCTAGAGGAACTGCTAATATTGGCGCGGCATCTACTTTGCTTAAAGGTACGGCAAAAGTTGCAAACGCGTTTGCATAACTGATACATAGGAAACAATAATGGCTAAACGACCTAGACAACAACGTATTCTATCTTACGGAGAGTTCCGCCCTACTGGTGTAGATGACTCTGCGGCTAGGCGTATGCAGGCTCTAGCAGGCTTAGGAGAGACTGTAGCAGGCGTTGCTGAACAGTTTGGCATTGCTAAAGCTGAGGAATTAGCTCCAGCAGAAGCGTTACAAGCTGTAGAAGAGGCTCGCATAGTCGATCCAGAAACAGGTAAAGTATCTTACGGAGAAATAGCACAGCGCAAAGGCTGGGGCGCTAATGTTTATGAAAATACAGTAATTAATGCGCAATATGCCCAACGTAAAACTGATACAACAATAAGATTAAATGAGATTGCAGTAGACTTTGCAGATGATCCTGTAGGTTATGAGAATGCGGCTAAAGCGTTTTATGATGCAACAGTGGATGCGGCACCTATAGAAATAAAGCAAGACCTTAGATCAGCAATGGGGCCAAGAATTTCATCTAACTTTCAAACGATTAATGCTAATTTTATAGCAAATTCTGAAAAACAAAGCCAAGCAATTTTACAAGATTCTATTAATACAGCTCTTATTGATCTTGAAAACTTAACAGCCAATGGCGAAAACCAGCTTGTTGCTGAAGAACTTCCATTGTTGTACTTAACAATAGATGCAATGGGAGAAGCTGATCCGCTATATGATGTTGAGGGTGCAAAAAATAAAGTAAATAATGCTCTTTATGAGCAAAGAACCTTAAAGAATCTTGATGACATAGCTGACAAAGATGGTGTTGGCGCGGCTATGACAGCATTAGAAGAATTTCAAGATAAGCCATTGCCTAAAGGATATTCGCAAGATGACCTCAGAGCATTTACTGTATCTGCCCAGGAAGATTTAAACAGGAAAAACTCTCGTATAAATGCTTCTGCAAAAGTAGCAACAAAAGAAGCTACTGCAAAAGTGCAAGATTATATAACTGCTAGAAGTCTTGGACAGCCTATTAAAGAGCAAGAAAGAGCAAGTGTATATGAAATTGCTAAAAGAACTCCGCTAGAGGAGAAGTTATTTTTAGCTGATGAAATAGGAATCTTTGCTACTGCCTCATTACAGGCTAGAAATGAAATGCTTGATGCGGCTAGAACAGGTGGCTTGGATCGTGCTGATGCTTACAAAGCTATGTTAGTAGCTAATGCAGATATTAACAGGCAAGCTACAAAAGATGGATATTCTTTAGGAGTTAGCCAAGGTTTAATTAAAGAAATTGAATTCGACATTAATGATCCAAATTCATATTTAAAAAGAGAACAACAGGCAAAAGTTTTGTCTGCTCATTATGGTGTTCCAGTGTCACCATTAAATGATAATGAAGCTACAACTTTAGCTCTTGCAGTAAATGAAATGTCTGCTCAACAAAAAACAGATTTAGCTAATTCTTTTAATCCAAGCTCAAACATATTCGCGCAACTTGACGAAAAAGGTCAGGGTTTATTTGCAATGGCTTCTTCTATTGGAGATGAAACCATTATGAAAGAAATCTTTTTAGGACAAGATATTATTAATGAAGGAACGCAAGGGAAACTACCTGTAAATTATAAAGACATTTTTAATAATTTAATTGGTAATTCATTACCTGCAAACGCTTCTCGTCAGATTTTAGATGGAGCATTAGCTCTTGAGGCTTACAATAAAAAAATATCTACACAAAGTTCTTTTGAAGATTCTATACAACGAGTTTCTGGAGGAATTAAAAAAATAAATAATCATAAAGTATTGTTACCTAGAGGAATTAATCAAAATACTTTTCAAGATTATATAGATGATTTTACTCCACAAAATGTTGAAAGTTTTGGAGGCATTCAAGGGCATACTCCTGAGCAAGCGGCAAGGGCTGTAAGCAACGGACGTATTATTTCTTTAGGCAGTAATAGATACGCGGTAATGATAGGCAAAGACAAAGATGTTACTGCAATGATTGCTAATGATAATCCTTTATTAGAGCCTCAACCGTTTATATTTAGTTATGGACAGCCTGAATTGCCAAAAAGGCCCTCTATGAATGATGAAGTGTCTACATATTCTGTAGAAGAAGAGTCGGCAAAATTTGCAAAAGATAGGTCTGCTACTGGTGCATTAGACAAATTGTTGCGTATGAATCCTGCCGTTCCGAGAGATTTGTAATGAGCTTTATTTCTAACAAAGACAATAAAGAAATGCTAGATCAGTTAATGAGTTTTTCGGAACCTATGGAGCCTGAATCTACCTTTACAGAAATGTATAAAGCCTCGACTCGTCTTTTTATTAACGAAAACCTTTCTTATTCTGCCTCATTAAACGATCAAAATTACGAAGATCGAAATCAAAAGGTAAGAGATCTTGTAGAAAATAACACTATTGATAAATCACAATATCAAAACTATAGAGGTGAATTTGACTACGATAGAATAGCCGCTGACACTGGAGAAATTAAAACTAATCTTGAATTGTTTATTGAAAGAAATGAATCATTAAAAATTGCGCGAGAAGAAACTCAACGAATTATGGAGGCTGGTTCAGGCGCGTCCAAACTAGCGGCAAGTATTCTTGGGCCTATGTCAGCTTCTTTTTTAGAACCTGCTGTATTAGCAACTATACCTTATTCTGTATCTGGAACTGCTCTTAAAGGTCTAGGTACTTTAGCAAGCGCATTAAAGGTTGCAAAAACTGAGGCGGCTCTTGCGGCTGGAGCCGAGACTTTTATACAGCCATTAGTGTTTGCTCACAAGCATACTATTAATTCTCCGTATGAGGTTGAAGATGCTCTTAGCGCAATTGCAACTGTAGCTGTTGGTGCTGGAGTTCTTGGAGGGGGAGTAGGTGGTTTATCTGGATATTTAAGAAATGTTAGGGAAAAAACAACTCCTATTATAAAAGAATCACAAGGTGCTAAATTTAAAGATCAAAGTGTGCCTTACGATGAATCTATTGATGTTGATGCAAGTGTTGCACAAGCTGTGAATACTCCAGAAGATGAGGCATTAGAAATACTAGCAAGAGTAGAAAATGAATTAAATTCTAAAAAAACAGCTAGACCTAATGATATTTTAACTGCTGAATACAGTAAATATAAACAAGGTGAATATGACACTCTTATAGAAACAAAAGAAGCAACAATTAAAAGTTTACAAAAAGACATTAATAAAGAAATTAAAAACAACGAAACGTGGGTTCGTAGAATTGCCAATGAGGGCGGTTTAAATAAAGCAAGATGGGCTGAAGAAGGATTTGATGTTGCCGATATGAATGCATTGGGTAAAGGCACTAGGCCAATGTTTAGGAAGACTGGAGGAATGGCTCCTCAAGATGTGTCTGAAAGATTTAGAGAGCAAGGTATAGACATGGACGATAACATGGCTCTTGATTTTATTGACGATATTGTTCGCGACCCTTCAAAAGTTGTTGATGAAATGAAAGATAATTACATAAAAGAATTAAAAGCAAGGCTATCAGATTTAGAATTTTCTGATAATGATGTGTTAGAAGATTTGTATCATAAAGCTATTGAGATAGATATTGAAGATGACATTCAGATATTAAGAGAGTCTCAAGCAGAACTAGATAAATTTAACACTTCTATTTATGAAGATTATATTGATGAATTTCCTGCACCAAAAACACCTAATGCTTCGGTTACAGCACAACAAAAAAGTATTTTAGATGAAATAGGAATTGCAAAATTCTATGATGATGATATTGCCGCATTTAATGCTCTTGCAGAGCGACAAGTATTAGATGATTTTGATGAATTTGTTGATGGTGATATTCTTATGAAACAACTTGATGATGAAATTGAAGGGTTAGAATCAGTGACGAGGTGTGCAATTGGCTAAATCTCCAAAAGATCAACAAAAATTAAATATGGGACTTGAGCCTCTTAACCCAGCGAAAACAAAAAAAGCTACTCAGCCTAAAGTTAAAAATGTTGACGCTGTGCAAACTGCTTACACTCGCTGTGTAGATGTTGCTGTACAAGCTGGAAAAATAACTACTCAAATGGGCCAACAGATATTAAGGTCTTCTGAGCCAGATGTAACAATTTCAAATCTTGTAAGAAATAAAAGCCGCGAACGCAGAAATGCCGCTATTAATGCTGTTAGATTAGCTGGAGCTTGGGATCAAGTTAGCGCTCATGGAGTTTCTAAATACGATGGATTGTTATCATTGATGCGTAGAGACCCTACTCGCCAAGCTCAAGGCAGTAGTATAGAGCTTGAAGCGTCAAAGTATAAGGCACAATATCATTCTAAAATAGCTGAATTTTTAAGTGAGTTTAGAACTAGAGACCTTGGTTTTACTCAAAATAAAAAAGGTTTGCAAGATTTTGTTAGGGCTAGATATGGAAAAAAAGAAGTTAGTGAGGAAATAAAAGAATTTTCCAAAACGTATGGTGAACTTAGAGATACGATGGTTAATAATTTTAACAAAGTTGGTGGTAGCATTAACAAAAATGCAGATGCAATATTACCACAAGTACACGACCAGAAAGCTATGGCAAAAGCCACAAGACCTGATTGGATAGAATTTGTTAAAGGTCTTAAATATGAAATTAGAAACAAAGATACGGCAGAACCAATAAATCCTATAATGAATGATACTGCTCTTAATTCAATTTTTGATTCTATTACAACAAACGGATTAAACAAATTACAAGATTTTGAAGTACAAAGAAAAGTGTCTCGTCTTGGCAGTAAAGGTTCAGAGCAGAGAGTTTTGTATTTTAAAGACCCTGAATCATGGCTTGCTTATAATGATAGGTTTGGAAAGTCTGATGTTTTTACATTAGTTACTGACGATATCGAAAGCATGGCAGGCGACACTGCATTAATGAAAATTTTTGGGACTAATCCTGAGCGTATGTTTGAGTCACTTTTAACTCAAATTAAAAAAGAAGAACCGTTAAAAAAACTGCAAACTGAAACTCAAGCAAAAGCTATTTTTAATGTTGCATCGGGAAAAGTAAACGATGGTGAGTTTACTACTGCGGCTAATCTTATGCAGTCTGCGCGAAACATAATAACTTCGGCTTTTTTGTATAGAGCTTTTTTAGCTTCATTTTCTGATTTAGGAACAATTAAATTAGCAAGTGAATTAAACGGTTTAGAGTCTTTTAAAATATTTAGTCGGCAACTTAAATTAATGATGCCAACTAAAAATAAAGAAGAAATGCGAAAATTTGCTGTTAAAACAGGATTATTAGCAAACCAAATGATAGATAGGGCGGCAGGAGGAAATAGACACGCTGACATTTATGGAACAGGATTAAGTACAAAACTTGCTAGTGGGGCAATGAGAGCGTCATGGCTTACTCCTTGGACTGAATCTGGAAGGGGAGCTTTTGGTATGGAATACTTTGCTTCTCTTGCCGATGATTTTTCTAAAACATTTGACGAATTAAGCCCTGCAAGAAAAGAGATATTTGCAACATATAATATTACTCCTGAAGATTGGAACGCATTTAGATTAACTACTCCGTTAGATTACGATGGAGTTAAATTTGCTAATGCTTTAGAGGCTAAAGGAGAAAAGTTTTTAAGAGTTGTGTTGTCAGAAAGAGATGATGCAATTATTACTCCAGGATTTGGAGTTCAAGCAATTACTACAGGTGGACTGCCGAGAGGAAGCATAGAAGGCCAAGGTGTGCGCGGAATGACACAGTTTTCATCCTTTGCTTTAACAACTACTATGTACAATCATAGAAAAGGTTTTGCAAAACAAGGGTTGACTAGGGCTGAATATATTGGCAAATATTTAGTTTACACTACAGTTTTAGGCGGCATAGCTTTATTAGCTAAAGATATTGAATCTGGTAGAAATCCAAGAGATATTAATAATATTGAGTTTCTTACAGCCGCGTTTTTGCAGGGAGGTGGAGGAGGCTTTGTTGCTGATTTGTTATTTAAAGACCAAAACAGATATGGCGGCAGTAGTTCTTTTGGCCCACTAGGATCTGCAATTAAAGACATTCAAAAATTAACTCAAGGTAATATCCAAGAGTTGGTGCAAGGAGAAGAGACTAAATTTACTTCTGAACTTTTAGAAAATGCTTTTAAATATTCTCCTAACGCATGGCAAGTTTCTATAATTAAAAGATCATTTCTTGATGAATTACGATTAATGCTTGATCCTTCTTATGAAAATAATCTTAACAAAATTATGAGACAAAAAGAAACTGAGTACGATACAGAATATTTTTGGAAGCGTGGCGAGATGTTACCAGAAGCATTACAAGATAACTAAAAAGCATCGAGTGATTTATAACTCATAAAATAGTATAATTGGCAAATAAAATATAGGACAAGATAATGACCGTAACGGCCTTAGTAACAAGAAATGACATAACGGCTACAGCCAGCCAGACAAGTTTTACCTATACATTTAGGGTTCTTGCCGCTACTGACATGGACGTATACCAGAATGGTGTCTTATTGTCCTCTGGTTACACTGTAAACAATGTTGGTACGGTGACTGGTGGTACTGTTGTTTTAGATAGCGGTGCAAGCGCAGGGCAGATTGTAAGCCTTGTTCTTAATATGCCATTAGATCGTACTACCAACTATCAGAACAGTGGTGACTTTCTTGCCGCAGATGTCAACGAAGACTTTGATAAGATTTACATTGGTGCGGTTCAGAACGAAAATTCTCTTGATCGCAGTATAAGTTTGCAAGAAGTAGAGCCTACAGTATCAATGTCTCTTCCTCTTAAAGCAGATCGCGTAGGAAAATACTTGTATTTCAATGCTTCTACTGGCTCCCCTGAAGCTGGCGCAGTAACACCAACAGCGGCTAGTGATATTTCGTATCAACGCAGTGAGACAGGATCAGTTGCAACAACAGTACAAGCAAAACTTGAAGAAAGCGTTTCTGTTAAAGACTTTGGCGCAACAGGTGACAACGATACAGATGATACTGCCGCTATACAGGCCGCTTTGAATACAGGCAAATCAGTATACATTCCTATTGGTGATTATAAAGTATCAGCTACTATATACCTTACAACAGCAGGGCAACGCTTGTATGGTGAGAGTAGAGTAGATAGTAAAATTAAACGTACTAACACAACTAGTCCTGTGTTAGAAATGAGATATCCGCGTATTACTATTGATAACTTTACTATTCAGCACACTTCCTTACCTAACAAGTTAGAGATAGAATCAGCTAGAACAAGCTCTAATGTTGGACAGGGCGCACTATTGTATTGGCCTGAAACAGATGGTGATAATAATAAAGGAAAAGGATGGCATACCATACGTAATATGTCTTTAAGGAATGGTTACTCTGGTATAGAAAATGATTGGAATGCTACAGAAAGTGGCGTTTTTAGTGCGGCATTTGAAAACATATACTGCCGACAAATTAATGGATCATTTGTATTGCTAAATCCTGGCGGTTCAGCCAACAGTGGATGTCTCTGGAACAACTGTTACTTTGCTAACCAAAGGGGCGATGGCATATTAATGAATCGAGCGTTTGATTACAGAGAGGGAGCAAACAGTTCCTTCAATCAATTAAACATAGAAGCCTGTAACGTAGTAGCTAACGAAGTTATGTATATGCAGAATATACGTGGCGCAGTGTTTGATTCTATTCACGTTGAAGATGTCACTATTGCGCCTACTTCAGCTACAGCAGGGTCTTTTTTAAATCTAACAACTTCTAGCTCTTTAGTCCTAGGTGGCGTACATATTAACAAGCTAGGTGTAAATACTGGTACAGGGGCAGGACAAGCAAGTCACTTTAGTGTGTTTAAAATAGCAGGAAATGGAACTCAACAACCTTCATTTGTTGCAACTGAAACTTCTGTTAGGGCTGTGACTGCCGATGCAGAAGGAGTTAATGCGTTAATTGCAATATATAATGCAACAGCTACGGCTTCAGAAACAACAACTCTTGTAGTTAGTGACGGTGTAACAACAGTTAGTATACCAAGTGCAACCTACACTTCGCTTGCTCAACAGGTAACTGCAATACAAGGAGGCACAGGTTACGACGCGTTAAAATTCGATGTCTCTTTAAATGATGCAAAAGATGGGTTTAAGTTTTATTATACTACCACTGTTGGATCAACTCCAACCTTAACAGGTTCAGGAAGTAGCCACACAGTTAGCCTTTCTACTGCTGGATTTATTAATGGATTAAACCCAACTAACTTCTATCTCGTCAATATGACTGATAGTGACTTAGAGCTTAGCGAGGGAGTATCTGTTGGTTTAAATGGTGTCAGGTCAGAGAAGAACATTACTAAAGCTGTGTACTCTTCTGATGCGGACTTAGAGAACTATGGAATCAATAAGCTAGAGTTTGCATATTTCGATGGATCTTCTTCTGCTACAAAGATTGAGAACTACACTACTCTTAATAACATAGGTAATTTCATACGTCTTGTTGACCAGTCGAGCGTTACAATAGCAAGCGGTGTTATCACTGTCACTGGGGCTAACGCATTTATTGACACTGAGGGTTCAGCATCTACTGATGATCTGGATACTATTAATGGTGGTAGCTCTGGTGACATACTAATCTGTACAGCTAACAACGGGTCAAGAACTGTCGTATTAAAGGATGGTAGTGGAAACCTTAAGTTAGCAGGTGATTTTTCTTTAGATACTATAAACGACAAAATTGTGCTGATTAAAAATAGTAGCGGTAATTGGTGTGAACTAAGCCGTTCCAACAACGCTTAATAATAGGAAATAGATATGAGCATTAAACAATACGGTGGAGTCTTTGGGCGAAACCCTACATTTAACAATGTACAGGCAAACAGCTTAAACTTTGGCGATAACCCTATTGAAGTTGTTGTTGCATCTGGAGTCATTACGGCTGTGGGTTCTTTCTTGTCTGTTGACACAGAAGGCGGTGCATCTACTGACGATTTAGATACAGTCAATGGTGGTCGTGCAGGGCAGATGTTAATTTTAAAGCCTAAAAATAATGCAAGAACTATTGTTGCAAAAGACAACTCTGGCAACTTAAAGCTAGAAGGTGACTTTTCTATGGATAATGCCAATGATGCCTTAGTTCTTATATACACTGGCAGTAATTGGCTTGAAGTATCTAGGTCTAATAACGCGGCCTAACATTAATTAAACGCAACGAAGGATTTTAAAATGACAACTTATGTTACAGCAACTATTACCGCTGAGAATACTTTTACTAGCACAGTATTTTTTGACGGATATTTTAACTTTTCAGCTTCAGGCACGTTTGCTAATGGAAACATAGTTACCGTACAAAGAAGTATAGATGGATCTACTTGGCATGATGTGGATACCTTTACTGGTATAGAAGAGGCGGTAGGGTTTGAGCCTGAGCCAGCAATGCGATATAGGGCTGGTGTTAAGACTGGAGAGTTTGGCTCTGGATCAAGCACGGTTCTACGGTTTGGTGGAATCTGGAGACAGCCTGTTTCTTAACTAATTGGATATTATCATGCCTAAAGAGGGACCTGAAATGATAGACGTAACGAAAGATACACTGGATGTATTAGCTGGCTCGACGGCTGTGTTCAGCCTAGCAGGGATTCTTCCTCCTATCGCGGCATTGTTTACAATCGTTTATACAGGTATACGTATTTGGGAAAGTGATACGGTAAAAACATTTACAGGCAGAAAGTAATGCATAGGATTAATCAAGCACAAAACAATAATTGATACAAAATGCAAAAAGTTCTTATTTTTATATTCTTTTTAAGCAGATCATTAATTGCACAAGAAGAACCAATGGGCGATACGGACAGTCAGAATACGCAAGATGGATCGCTCAACACAAACACCGTAGGATCAGTAGTTAGTAGTAACAACAATAGCAAGGATGAGTCAGTAAGCAATACTTACAATGGCGCAGGATCTAGCTCATCAATGCCAGTAGGGTCAGCTATTGCCCCTTCCTATATGTCTAACGGCATGGAAACGTGTCTGCAAGGATCAGGCCGTAGTATCCAAACAGGACTGATTGGTTATACAGATGGCTCTTACGAAAAAGATGTTGATTGTAATCGTCGCAGGGATGCCAAGCTTTTAAATGATTTAGGAATGAAAGTAGCGGCTATCAGTCGTCTTTGCCAAGGCAGTGTTGAAACCTTTAGATCAATGATGCTTTCAGCAACCCCCTGTCCTTTAATAGCCAGCGGAAAACTAGTTGTAGGTAAACGTGCTTTTCTGTTAATGAAAACACAACCTAATTTGTACATCCCTGATTATGGTGAAGTAGCAGTAAAACGCACTGCAACATGGTCTAAAAAGCCACCAACGCCGAAATACAGCGACACGCAAAAATGGTACAACTCAATTTTAGGGATAGGAACAGATGATGAAGAAAATGAAGAAAGCGGTTCTGATGAGCTTGTGTCTGTTATGTTCAGGCGTTCAATCAAGTGAGCTTGACACTCTAATAGAAACGTCTAGCGCAATCGTTGATCAGATAGATAAAGGCATTATGTTTGTTGGAGGTTCAATCCACGCATCTCAGACAGGCATGGGTATTTCTAGCGGACAGCTTTCAGGAAACTATTACATATCTAGCGAGCAAGTAACTGCTTACAACTCTGCTTTGTCTGGCATGGTTAATTACCTGCCTTATGGTTCTGCTGAAGATTACCTCAACGAGCAAGCGCAAAGTGAACTCGATGCAATGGAAGATGCTATTGAGGAATTTACTACTGTAGTGGTTGATATGCTTGAGGTACAGGAAGTAGCAGAACGCGCTGAAACGGCTGAAACCCCCGATGATCAAGCAGAAGTCCAAGACTACATAGCGCAGAATGATATGTCAGTTTCTCAAGAGGACGCTGATACTTACAATCAAAGTCTAGATGATATTGAAGAACACGCTAACGCGGCAGGAGCTTTCTTAGCTGTAGCAGGGAACCCAGAAGCGGTAGCATTTTTAGATCAAGGTGCAATGGACAACAACACTCGCGTCGAAGATAACACGCTTACTTACAGTTCTACTAACCAAGCTGTTGAATTAGCTTGGGCATCTAGCGAGACAGTCAGCAGTGTGTATCTTAATGGGCAGGGTAATTACGGCTTAGATATTTACGCCTCCGAAACTGAAATTCTTAACACTGGTTACGAGAGTTTGTTCTACAACACTGGCCCAACGGCTTTAGGGTTTAATTGCTTCATGTATCAAATTGATTGTGAAGATGAAGAAAGTGACAACACATGAGCCTAGAAGAGACTGAGTTAAAAATTGGCGGCACATCCTTTAAAGGTGTGTACATTGCAATTTTGTTTAGTCTTGCAACAACCTTGGGTGGCGGTGTATGGACAGCAAGCAGTTTGTATTCACGGCTTGAGTCTGTAGAGTTGAATGAGATACCAAACATTACGCCTCTTCAAGAACAAGTTGTAACAAACAAACAAGAACTTTTGAGTGAGATTGAGTTAATTAAACAAGAACTAGCAGATAATGATGTGTCGCAGTTACAGGGCAAACTAGCAACATTAGGGGCTAATCTACAAACGATAATTGACCAGCAAGATAGGTTGTTATTAATTGATGAAAATGTAAATGACCTTGAAAAAGAAATTGAATCCATGAAAGCTACAGTAACAAAGGCTGAGTTAGTCACAGAAAAGGTCAGTGGATTTGAAGCAAAGATAACTACAATTAAGCGAGAGGTAGAAGACCTGTGGTCTGCAATGGACTACCTTTCTAACCCATTAAAGTAATATAAGAAGATTATATAATGAGCGTATTAACCTCCCTAATTGCGCCTGTCACTGGGCTACTTGATAAATGGATACCTGATGCCACCGAAAAGCAGAAGATTGCTTATGAACTCTCAACGCTTTCTGAACGCCACGCGCAGGAACTCGCAGTCGCTCAGATTGAACTCAACAAAGCAGAAGCCCAAGGAAACTGGTTTCAATCAAGTTGGCGGCCTGCAACAGGATGGGTCTGCGTACTTGGATTCGCAGTCAACTTCCTAATCTCACCACTGGCGGCAGGGTTTGGTGTAGTTATCCCTCAGGCGGACACATCTGTAATGATGCCTGTATTAATGGGAATGCTGGGCTTAGGTGGAATGCGTACAGCAGAAAGAATGAAGGGTGTAGGAAAATGAGATACTTCCAGCTAAAAGACTTCAACTGTCAGGAGACAGGCAACAATGAGATGTGTTCTGATTTTATGGATAAGTTGGATGAGTTACGCCATGTATGCGGATTTCCGTTTATCATTACCAGTGGGTACAGGGACAAGACCCACAGCATTGAAGCTAGAAAGGCAAAGGTCGGAACCCACGGACAAGGGATAGCGGCAGACATTAGAATTAATAACGGAAACGAAGCGTACCAGATTATAAAGAACGCTCAGTCAATGGGCTTCAATGGGATAGGGGTAGCTAAGACCTTCATCCATGTCGATACTAGAAAGACTATGCCTGTTATCTGGACGTATTAACTTAACAGGCTCTTTGCTGTCTTCTTAGACTTCCTGAATGCCTTGGCTGTAGGCGCGCCTTTAGACCCAACCTTACGCATCTTCTCACCAGACCCAGCGGCTATTCTCTTTCTCTTAGCGTGTATGTTTGCGTATAAACCTTTCATTATTTCTTCAACATTGATTTCTTTTTACGGTACTTCTTTCTGCCTGCCTCATCTCGCAAAGCCTGTATAGCTTTTTCAGCTTGCTCTTTGTCTAGCGGCATAGAACGTGCGCGTTTAGCTTTTACTTTCTTTGGTCGTCCTACCTTACTTCCGTATGTACCCTTACCTTGCGGCATTGTATTCTCCTACCATTTAGATTTGTTAGCCCAGTATGCCGCAGACATCTTACCCTTAGCGATGTTCTTAGCGTGTCGAGCCTTGAATGATTTACGTCTAGCCTTCTGTTTAGCTGACTTAGGATTAGCCCCTGCACCTGATACGCCCTGCTGACCATAGCGAATAGTCTTTACTTGATCGCCAGACTTAGCGACAACAACGTGGGATTTTGTTGGATGGTTAGGTGTACGCTTAGGTTTATTGTAACCAGATACGCCAATTCTTTTTAAGAGACTCTTCTTTTCCATGCTCTGATTATACCAAAAAAAGCCCCCGAAGGGGCAAAACAACACTAGGTAACACACATGAAATAGAAAATTATATAAGACCCATCAATCTCCACAATTGATAGGGCCTAATTTGAAATTAATCTGTGCAGACAATCTCAATCTCAATATCTATTCTACACTAAACGTAGGGTGATGCAACCTTAATTCTTCATCTGTAGGTGGTTCAGCAAGAGCCTCTTGTTCAGCCTCTACCTCAGACCAGATTAAATCTATCTCTTCTACTGCATAAGCAGGCAGGGCAGAGCCATACAGCACAGCCTCAAAGATAGAATCCATCTGTACTGGAACATGATGCATCTTTAAATCAATAGCCTTGCTCCGTAAATCG